GGCTCATCTGGATGCATTTCGCAGAATAATTCAATAGCATTTGGATCATGGTGATCACCTGCTGCTATCTCTGCTGCATGATGCTCTGCATACACTTCTAGTTCATGCAACTCCTCCTTGAAGTGACGACGTGCAGCAGGATTCAATTGAGGATCATCAATAAGATCTCTATCACGTTGAATGTGCTGTTCTATGGTTTGCATTTGACTTTCCATAAGCTGTATAGTTATTTATGCTACTTCTTACCAGTTCTAGGTTTTGAATCCCTAATAAGGTACAGTTTTGTAGTCATACCATCCTTTCTGTAAACATGGGTGAGTGCAGCAATAAGATACTTACCACTAAAATCATCATCCTGTTTTACATTTTTACCATCCTCTTGTGATGCTGGTATGATTACAGACACCATACCACCTGCTGCAAGAGACGTATTTCCTGGTACTACTATGTTTAACTTGATTGCCTTGAGTAAATTATACCTCGCAGATGCATATTGTGCAACTGCCATAGCATCTACGTCAGGGTTTGTTCCGTTATTCGGATTTGAAATGCTGGTTTGATTCTTAACTCCAGGTAATGCTCTGATCTTCATCCTAGTAGGTTGTGCCTTCTCTAGATCAAAGAATTTTGGTGTAACAAATGGTGGATGCCTTTCTATAGTGTCTGCTTTAGCAAATACTTGTTTATAGGTTAATATCCTCATCTTGTTTATAGTACCACCTGGTGCGGTACCCAACCCAGTACCACTATCTGCTGTGACATTGGTTGCTGCTTCCTCATCAGCCTCCTCTTTACTACCTGATGGTGGTGCAAAACTATCCTTCTGAGATGGTAACGATACACCTATAGCAGCAGTTTTATAGGTACCCATCCTCATGTTAGCTAGATGATTCGCTTTATCAGGATAAGTAAGTGACTCAATAGCATACATTGGGTTTACCCCTTCCTGTGCCTGTTGCACATACCTATATTGATATATCCCATTCTGCTCACCATGACCCTTAGCAAGACTGTCTATGGATCTAAAATTAAAACCATTCCTATTCTCCCAGAACAAGAATCCTGACTGCTTCTTGTCTCCCTTACTCGCTGACAGTCTAGTTACCTTATCAGATACGAATGCTATGGCATCACTAGGTTTCCAACTACAAGACACAAAGGTAACAGGAGAATGATTCTCAAAATTATCCTTCCTTATTTTCTTACCACCCTTACACTTAAGCCACTTCTCACATATAAGTTTTGGTATACAATCAGCTTCAAGAGTGCCTTCACCTGGACCAAATGCTTTAAATACCTTATTACCTTCATCCAGATACATCTCTGGAGATACACAATGTAAGATATAGAGTTGCCCTCTTTCAGTCTTTGATATACTACCAATCTTATAAATCACCATAGTAGTTTCCAATGGTTCCTTATTGATAGCAGTAGCAGTAGTCAATTTTATATGAACCTTCTCACCACCCTTGAGATTCCTATTGAAATCAACACTGTCTAGGATATTAATATCACACCTAAGAAAAGCAGACTCTATAGACTCATGGTAATTAAAAGATAATATTAAATCTCTCACATCAAATATTTCTCCATCCTCACCGTCATTACGAAGTAACTGTATTTGCAACTTGTCAATCTTGAATTCTCTAGGAGAATCTCCTGCCTGTATAGATCCTGCTGGTGTCACACCATAAGATATCTTTGCCCATGCATCTGTTAAATCGTTAGCTAACTCTAAAAATGGCATCTTACATAAACTCCACAGGATCTGTCATAAACTCAGCAACGAGACCATACTTAGGTCGGATATACTTATCAGCATCCATATGATCATTGCCTGGAATCATAACAGGAACGTCATCCACTGCACTGGCACCCATAGCAATACCATCACCACCAGCATTGATATTTACAATGTTTTGAGACTCTTCAATAGATTTCTTCAACTTCTTATATCTCTCTTCTTGCTTAGCTAATTTTGCCTTATCAATAACCTCACCTGCCTTCTGTAACATACCAGAAGCTTGATACATCGAATGACCTTGCTTGTCAAAGTCAAAGAATCCACCAGTTGCTTGGTCAGCAGCACCTGCTATCCATCTCATCAAACCCTTTGGTTTACCCTCTGCATCAGTGCCACCAAGAGCATTACTTAGTTTACCACCAACCCATTTTGCTGCTCGAACCTGAGGTAATTGATTAAATCTATCCTTTAACCATTTACCACCCCATGCATATGGTTGCAATCTCTGATCCATTGCAGTAGGTAGAGCATATCCTCCTCTATCTGCTTCCTTATATCTCCTAGATGTTAGATTCTTATTAGTCCTAGTTGCAGGAGTGTCAAATGGTATTACATATGCAGACCCACCAGCAGCTCTCTTCATACCGACCCACTCTGTACCATGACCAATGAATGATACATTCTTACCACCATCTAATGACACTGGATATCCAGATTGAGGTCCACGAATCCAACCACCTCTTGCTCGATATACCAGTCCACCATCTGCCTTACCCTCCTTCTTCTCTTCCTTCTTCTCTCCTTCCTTTCCACCAGTAAACAGTTTAAGTACAGCAGTTAATGCTCTAATACCTAAGAATAAAGGTGCAAAGACAGTCTGTAAACCTATACTGATTACTTTACTAATCATTGGTAGGTGTGGTTCCACTACCTCAAGGATCTTACTCATGAATGCCCCAAGAGTAGTGAAGAATTCCTCTAAAGGTTCTTTAATCTGTGCTAATACATCATTAAATACTTTACTAATCATACCAAACCATTTCTTCACAGGTTCAATGATTGGTTCAATCATAGGACCTATTGCTTTACCAACTGCACCACCTGCAACGGTACCAATCATACCACCGACAGCACCCATGCCTGGAATACCAGACATCTCACCTAGTTTAGCACCGATCATCTGACCGCCAGCAGCACCAACTCCACCACCTATTGCTTCAGCTTCAGTACCACCAGCAGCTTTAATTGCTGCACCTGTTGCAAATCCAGCACCTAGTCCAGTAGCAATCTTACCTGCTTTACTACTAAAGAAGTTACCTTTCTGCCCTTGTATCTTCTTAAGTTTAAATTGTTTTAACTTATCTGCCTTACTGTTCATCCCAAACATTCGTTTGAGACCACCAATCAAACCACCTATTACCTTACCAGCAGTCTTTAAGAGGAGTTTAGGATTCTTTAAAAATACTAACCCAGCAAATAACGGTACCGCACCAAGTAAGAATTTAACTACACCAAATAAACCCTTAAGACTTATCGGATTCTCAAGAAAATCAATAATACCATCAAGTGCCAAACCTCCTAAGAAACTAACAATATTAAAGACAAACTTACCAATAGCTCCAATGATATCAATTAATTTCTTCACAGAGTCTGGATTCTCTGCTACCCACTGCAATACTGGTATAGCAAGTAATGCACCTAATGAACCAATCCAACCTAAAAGACCAGCAAATAGACCCTTACCAGTCTCCTTGGCAGCACCAACTACATTCCCACCAAAGGTTTCCTTCTCTTCTTCTTCATCCTCCTCTTCTTGCTTATCTCTCCTTTGTAACTTCCTTTGCCTCTCTTTCTCTTTATCCTTCTTAACCTTAGATATCTTCTCTACCTTCCTAGCTTTATCTTCCTTCTTAAGTAATGCAGACTTATCCTTTATACCCTGTCTAATACTATCTTTCCATGACTCCAACATGAACTGAGTATTAAGAGCAATGCTATTAAGAGTACGTCCTAAAGCATTAAGACCCATCATTACCCCAGTCATCCCTCTCTGAATGCTCTTCTCAGTCTTAGGTAATCTTGCAGCAGCAGTTAGTGGTGTATAAGAATTCTGTTTACCTTCGATTCCCTTATAGGAAATCATCTTATACAACACTGCCTTTTGTACTTTAGATTTTACTTCTGCCATTTATCAACAAGTAAATAGGGGTGATGGTGAACCATATATTGGTCTAGTCCTAGAGCCACCGACTACAGTATTTATGATAGGTACCTGAGTTTTTATAGCAATTACCCTAGGTGGTAAGACTATATCTTCTATCTCACTATCTCTTTGATTCTTATATTGGAATTGTTTGAGAGTTTCATCCCTCTTAGTTACATCTGCTTGAATCGATTCAGAGGTAGCAACACTCTGACTCTGAGTAGGTTGAAGATCCTCCTTCTCTATCTTTTCAACTTCACCAGTTGGAGTGACAAGTATTGCCTCACCACCAGCAGCAAACTGCTGAATAGGACTATAGAAATAAGAGACCTTACCACCCTTACTGAATGCTATATTTGTAAGACTCTTACTGAATTCTATATTTGTAAGGTTAGTAGTATGGTTGTGGACTGCTCCACCATACATCTTATGAACTATATTTGATTCTTTGAATGGTACTATACCACCCCTACTCTTATGGACTACTACCTTACCTCCCTGGGCAGCACCCATATCTTCCAATTTTACATCCTTACCAACATTCTTTAACGATCTATCCCATATAATCTGCCTTATTACTTTGCCAGGAGTTGACATCACTGCCCATATTTTCTTACCAGCATCAATAATAAAACTTATAACATTACCTAATACCTTAATAGCACCACTCAATAACCAACCAAGTGGTTTCATTATCCACCCAGCTACATCCATCAGAACCTTACCAATTTGTCCTACAAACTGGAAGAATGTGCCAAGGAATTCTGTAATGCCAGTCTGTTTTGCAACATCTTGAATTATAGTCCACCACATCTTAAACATCTTCTGGATAGGTTCAAATAGTGGTTTAATCATAGGTAAGAATGTTTTACCTATCCACTCACCTAAGAATCCACCAATAGCATTACCTACTATAGGTGCGAATGGTCCTAAGAATGGTCCCAATAATGCAGTACCAGCAGCAGCACCTAACATACCTCCTGCTGCTTGACCAATACCTGCACCAACTGCTTGAGTCTTATCCTCACCCATTGCAATACCTGATGCAATACGAGAGATACCACCAACAACAGCGATACCTTTCTGCATTCCAGGTTTCATCAACTTCCCACCAATATTCTTACCCTTCTGTAGTCTGGTAGGATTCTTTACTCTATTATTAAACTTAGCACCAACCTTCCTGGCATCCCCTTCTCTACCCTGTGCTCTTAATTTCTTCTGCTGTCTTTCGACAGACTTCTTCATCGCTTTATATTCTTTCTCAGTGTATATCTTACCTGATTCTTTATCCTTATATCCAAACTTACGCCATTGCTCCTGCTTCTTCCATTCTACTTCTTGCTCTCCAGTCTTATTGAAGAGATTAAATAACTTCTTACCATCACTAAAGATCTTTAAAGGATTTAAAAGATACTCTAATGTCTTAAATCCAGCAAATAATTGAAGAGCACCCAATAAAAGCTTAAAGGTGCCTTTCATTGGTCCCTCTTTAAAGGCACCAAATACATTAATAAGACCACTAGCTAGGGTACCAACACCCCATTTTGCTATTTTAAATGCAAACTTACCTATAGCAAATATTAAATTAAATACCTTAACAGCTCTCTTTGCTTTCTCTGGATTACTCAACCATTTGAGTAAAACCATTTTTGTTACAAATGCAAATATAGGAGTTAAGATTTTCCCAAGCATGGTAAGAAAACCAGATGCTCCTGACTTTGCAGCCTCTTTCTTTGTTTTTTCCTTATCTGGTTCTTCCTTATCAACAGCTTCTTCATCCTTCTTCTCTTGCTCCCTCCTCTTATTGAGACGGAACATATCTTTGAAACCCTTAAACCATTTCTTAAATCCCTTCTCCTCATCCTTCTGCTGATCTTCCGCTACCTCAACTTCCTTCTCAGTAGTATCCTTTAACCATTCCTTTTCAAACTGAATCAGTTTATGAGTTTCTACATTATTCTTAGCAATATTTTCTACTACTTCTCCAGTACGATTGATACCCTTCCGAATTTCATCGAAACTTCCAGAAAAAGGTCCATCGTCTTTGATGGGTTTAATTTTAATGTAGCTCTTAATTGACATTATAGGGACATCTTATTCTCGTCTGCTTTTCGTCTTCTCTCTTCCTCTTGTATATGAGCAATGAGAAGATTCACATAAACATCACGTTCCCAAGGGATCATGTCCTCCAATTCAGTTAAAGAGTAGTTATGATGTTGCATTAATGCGAAGTTAGTCTTGTAGTAATTCTCAAGACTGTCATGCATTAACGCTACTCGAAAAAACTTGCTAGTCCCTCCAAGGTAAGCTCACTCTTCTTCTTAGTATTTGGGTTATATACCTCAATAGTATGAGATAACTTAGGCATAGTTTCAAAGAAATTCTGAATCTTTTGGAATTGGTCTGCATTCAAATTCTCAAGGAATTCAAGTGCTTCTGCCTTACTAAAGGAATCATAGACTTCTTCTTTATCGTATACCTGTCCAATACAACTAGCAGCTAATTCAAATACATCTTGTACATCAGGGTTATCTGATAGGTTTTGTTGAATAAAGACATCCAATGAAGGATACTTCATCTTCACACCTACATTTCCATCCAAATCGATCTCAGATTTATGACCATCTGGGATAATAACACTTACTTCTGAAAGAGGTACTTCAACATTAACTTGCGTTTTCTCATCATCAGGACATGTGACTTTAAATTCACTTGTCTCACCAACTGCAACAGATCTGATCTTAAGGAAGATATATTCAATCTCAAATGTAGCAAGTTGCTCAACCTTAGACTTTAGGTTAGTGCAGTTTTTAATAATAGTCTTCACTGCTTTGACCATCTGCTTGTTGTCTTGCGACTCCATAGCGAGATAGAGTAGTTTCTCTTCCTTAACTAGGAATGGTCTATATGATATTTTTGTGCCTGTAACAGGCAGAGTCGCTTCATACTCAGGTATGGCTAACTTAGGTAATGGCATAACGATTACATTATTATATTTCTATTTAGACACCAAACTGGGCTGCTTCTTGCTGGTTTGTACTCAATCCAACGACATTCATGTCATTAGTAGCACTATTGATAAACTTGTCAGGAGTATTATAATTCAATTCCTCAGCACCAACAGTATCAAATCTATATCTCTCGAAATTGAATTTGGTACTAAACTTAACTATGTTAGTAGGACCATTATTAAATGACAATCCTCCCATATCAACAGGCCATGCTCCAAAGAATTGCCATACACCTGTTACCATATTAAGTCTTTGTGTAAACTGCTTACCATTCTCAGCGATACCTTGCCAATTAACAGGTGATGCAATTTCCCACTTCTGTATAACAATATTAGTAGTATACTCATCATACAAAGATGCTCTATTCTCTTGATCAGGGACAGCATAATTCATCCACTGCTCAAGAAACTTACGATGGAATAATTTCTTATCCACCATAAAACTTATATCCATCTGCCCATTCTGCTGCTCTCTTGCAACATTATATGCTGCACCTTGCCAACCAGCTTTAACTTGCTCTCCTTGAATTCTTCTAGCAGGTACTGAAACTGACTCTGCAAAAAAGTTAACTGCTATTGCAGCATCTCTCTGATCTCTCTTAATTGCTGCCTCATTAGCGAGTATACATGGAGGTAAATATATCTTCACACCAAAAAGATTGGACCTAGCAGGTTCCCTCTGTCCTGATGTCACCAACTCCCTAAAAGTGGCGAAGCTATTCATGCTCATTTGAGTCTACTCCAAATTATGCTACTTGGTACTTCCATCACTCTACCCAAACCTGGTGGTCTAATAACAAATTGCTCAACTGGAAGCGGTGTCATATCTTTCAATTCCTCTTGAGGGACATTATATGCTCTAGTCACACTATTCATAAAGTATTTATGATGGCAACGCATAGGATACGAAATACTACCAGCAGCCCATGTATTTGCCATACTCTTACGAGAGTTTGGACGCAAATAGTGCATATTTCCACCAGAGAATTGCTTCTTCTGATAATCAACATCTGTGATTAGTACCATAGGAAAGGTATCCCACCATTTTAAATCTGGTGTCTGAGCTGAATAATTAAAAAATACTACATCACCAACAGTAAACCCACCAACATATTCCTCCAGTCCATATTGGAGTTGCTCTCTATACCATTGTTTACTTTGTTTTACCCCTTCTGCGAGGTCTTTTACGTCTGTGAAGATACTCATACATTTAAGTGTTTTTCCGTGAGTATAATAAATTGCATGCCTCTATGAGCACAAAACTGTCTTGCAGCTCTCCATTTAGCACTATTTACATTCCAAGTCTTAACCTCTGTTATAAAGGTCCGAGCTTTCTGCGATTTACGTTTCGGGGGTTTAGTCTGTGCATCTGGTTTAATTTCGATGATCGATTTGGCGATTCTTCCATCCTTTGTTCTTGCCCTAACGTAAAAATCAGGATAATAACGGTGAGTCCTGTTGTCCAAAGGGCTCCGATAAGGAATAATAATCTCTTCACTACCCCACTCCAATACGTTGTTATTGCGGTCACACCAAGTCATAAACTTTTTTTCCCACAAACTCCTATAAATAACATTAGTGTGATCACCTTTGTACTTATGTTTGTTTGATGGTCTGAAATATCCTTTATAAGACATGGCATTAGTATTCCCAAAGGCTAAACCGATAGGCGTTAACTCATCAAGTAGTAGAGAGGCTATCAGGGATAGTGCAGCTTTCCCTACAAAAGTAATCGACTATCTAAAATTTGATATATTTGATCAAAAATCAAATACAATTAAATCAGAGGGTCCAATATATCTATATCTCCCAACGTCCTTACAAGAGCAACAAGCACAAAGTTGGGATGCAATATCCTTAGGACCAGCAGGTAATGCTGCTCTTAATGCTGCCAGAGATGCAGGTTTAGGTGGTGATGGTGAAGTAGACTTTGGTACTGATGAAGTTGCACAGCAAATATCATTAGCTGCAAAGAATGCAGTACCACAAGTAGCATATACTGCTGCAGCTGGAGTAATTGGTAAAGCACTATCAGCAACAGGTGCTGGTGGTAATAATCTTGATACAGCAGCATTAACCTCTTTAGTTGGTAAAAAGATCTTTAACCCATATGCAGAAGCAGTATATAAAGGTCAAGCAGGTTTTAGAGAACATAAGTGGGATTGGCAATTAATACCAAAGAGTGCTAATGATGCAAAAGAGATATATGAGATTGTAAAACTCTTTAGACAATTCTCACTACCAGGCAAAGGTCAAGAAAACTGGTTAACAATACCAGAATACTTCCGTGCACAAATTGTCAGATATGTTGACAAAGGTGGTGGTCAAGAAAGTATCGATAACCCCCAAACTGGTGGAAGGGGTGGAATATTAAGTGCAATAATGCAATTCCCCACCAAACTCATATTAAAGAATATGACTGTAAGTATGCCAAACTATACTTCACTCCGATCAACTATGAGAGGTGCTGAATATATGGATTTTGGTGCTTTACAATACAACTTATCTCTTACATTCAGTGAAACATCATTCCTTACCAAGGAATCTTATGGATCACCTGCCGTTGATGGAACAGGTAATAGCAGTGACAATGATAATGACGCTACTGATCCAGCAATGAATGATTGGTTAGACGCAATGAGAGATATGATAGGTGATTTCGGACCATTTACTTCAGCAAACATAGGATAATGGCATATTTCGAGTATCTCCCAGATGTGCAAGTAAGGACATCAAGTTATAGAACAAATAACGTTGATCCTTACAAAGTAGCTAAAAACATCTTCAGAAGGATCAAAATCCGTGAAAACCTAGATGACATCATTTTAGGGTTTAACCAATATACGATTAAAAACAACCAAAGACCAGATCAAGTCGCTTTAGACGTATATGGCAGTATGGAGTATGATTGGGTTGTTTTACTTACTAACAATATAATCAATCTTTACGATGAATGGCCCATGTCCGAAGATGAGCTAGAAAGGTATATTGACAGTGAATATGAAGAAGAAGCAGATTCTATACATCACTGGGTTACTCAAAAAATCACAGATACTAAAGGTAGGACTCTAATTAGAGATGGTCGGATTGTTTCCGAAAATTTCAATTATACCAGACCTGATGGAACTGCAATTCCTAAAGATGAGCTAGTTAGACCAATATCTGTCTATGATTACGAATCTGAGAAAAATGACTATAAACGCAATATTTACCTTTTACGCAAAGAATACTTAGGTGGGTTTGTAGAGGAATTTAGGAATTTGGTCGAATATCTTCCAAATGACGAAGTTGACTTTGACAGTCAAGTTAAGAAAACTAAGAATTCTGTCCAAGAACAGTTTATTACCGTTAAACCGTCTTATAGCACAAATATCGGTCAGACGAGTTCTATCGAATTTGCATCTGAAGCAGATTACTCATCTAGGGAGTTTGACACCTCTGCTGCAACTATTAACGAAGGGGATGTTTTGGCAGATGGTAGCACAGTAGTAACTACTGGTATAGCAGGTGTTTCCTCTAATATTGGTACCACAACTAATCAATATGGATCGGCTACAACATCAGGAAGTGGTACATAATTTTTAAAAAACCTCCAGGGCAAAAAAATACCCCCGATTTTTTCGGGGGTCTTTCTTGTTCAAAAATCGAAATAATATACGGACTTAGAGAGGACGATGACGACAGGGACGATATTTAATGTGATCACGTGTCTCATAATAACCTGGACTCCATACGTTACTATTATAAAAATAATGACCTGGTATCCATTTCCTTGTTGTCACAGTATACTCGCACATCCTTCGTCTTGGTGGTCTATGATGATGGTGATCATAGTGCCAATCTCTCCAATCTCCTGATCCATGATCGTGACCATGATGATAAGACTCTACAAAGGGCTCCCAGAATTCCTTCCAAGTTAATGCATCTGCTCTTACTGGTGCAGCAAGTAGTAGAAGTGGGAGTCCAAGTAGTAGTCTTTTCATTAATCTTCGTTAGCTAGAGCAGCGAAGTAAGATAAATCTGGAGATTCACCTGACTCCTCTATTTCTTCTATCTTAGCACCAAACCCTGACTTAGTGGGGGCAGGTGGGTCCGCTTTAACAACTGGACTAGTAAGAGGCACTAAATCCTCTTCTTCCTCGTTGGTTTGTACTACAGGTCTTGTTGACTTGTTAAGCACAATATTCAAACGTGCTGATAACTCCTCATAACTCTTGAAGTTCTTAAGATCAGTAAACTCTTTAAGAGAATACTGTGACTTCCAGACCTTCTCAAGTGCATCATCTTCTAGTCCACCTAGGACTGATGGTGCATCAAATTCACTCTTATCATAGTTCCAGTATCCACCAATGGTCTGGATTTTAATCTTAAAGTTAGCACCCTTCCATAGATCGAAAGGATTTATTGGAGTTTCATCTTCAAACTGTGGTTGCATTGCTGATGCAATCTTGTCATGAATTTTCTTACCATACTTATATAAGAA